CTCTGCAAAAGCTTGATCGTCGGTTCAAATCCGTCTACCGCCTTTCAATACCTGATTTATCAGATTTTAACCGAATGAAAAGCCCTATTTTACGGGCTTTTTTATTTTTTTCTTCGGTTTAAAAATGATAACTTTAAAAATATTTTGGGGCGGATTTGGGGCGAAAACAGACCGACATCACTGTCGGCCTGCTCAAGTCTATCACTACGGAAAATTTTAAATTTTTTCCATTATAACAGAAAAAATCCCCAGCCAAAAGGCTGGGGATAATTAAAATTTAAGAAAAAAATATTTATTTTCTCGCAGTTTCCGCTGCGGTTTGTTTTAGCTCAAGTCACCCCATAGAGTGATACGGTTCCCTGCATCGTCTGTTTGGCCAATGGCCATATAATTACGATTGCCAGATTCCCCAATGTAAGAGATCCAGCGGTAGCCGTTAGCCGAACCCTTGCTGTCATAATTAACAGAATCCCCGGCTTCGTAAACATGCACGATTTCACTGTTAAGATTTGGTTCGCGGCGCACATTGATAGCTGCTTCTCCTACCTTAAATGTTCCAGTTTCAGGCGTAAGTTCAATTTCGTCTGATGTTGGGGTTACATCTGCAGGAGTGACTGGTGTTGCGCCATCGCTATAAGGTGGATAAAACCAGCCAATCACATCCTCAAAACCTCGATTATTGTATCGAGCTGGGCCTCCTACAATTAGAGCATCAGCATTGCCATCAACATTCTGCTCAACGGTTCGCATAGTAATACCATCAGAATCCTCAATGACGATGCCACAGTGGCCATAATTAACACCACCAAACCAAGCATTCATATTGAAAAATGCTCCAGCTCGTGGGTTTTCGTCAGTTGGCATGCGGTGTACTTCCCAGCCAGCGGCTTCTGCCGAATCTAGCAAATCAGCTGCATTGCCCCATAAATCTACACCGAAAAAGTGTTTTGATGGGTAGGTTAGCAAATCTGCGCATTGAGTGCCTGCGAATCCGTCTTTATCAACACCCATACCTGAGTTTGCTAGGTCAATCGTAAATTGTACAAGTTCATTTGCTGTTGTCATAATTATTTTCCTCCTACTTATCAAACTGGCTAGCGCCTACAATATAGGTCACCTCACCAACGATATCAAGTGGTGTAGGTAGCTGACGCACATTGCTAGCATTAACCAGCACACGGCCATCTGGCATCAAGACGAAGTCAATCGCAGCTTGAGGGTGGATCTTGCCTTGAGCAATGACTTTAGCTGTAAATGTTACAGGATGGGCAGGCTTAAAGCCTTCTGCAATCCTTTCGTTTAATGTATATTGTCCATTATCCCAGCGCTGTGTCGCTGGTGTAGAGATGTGAGCTCGCACTTGTGCTTCTTCATTTCGAGCTAGATAGAGTTTTGACCCAAAGCCAAAACGGAAATTTCCTTCTGCATATTCAGTTACTTTTGTCATTTTTTATTTTCCTTTCATTTTTTCAAAGGCTGCGAGCCAAAAATAGCCTGCAGCAAAAGCAAACAGAGCAAGCTTCAGCGCCTGCTCTTTTATTCTATTTTTTATCATTTTTACCCGAATTTGATATTTTTTCGATAAACTCTCGAAAAAATGTTGTGTTAATCCCGAGCTTGTCGAAATTTTCCAGAATAGATTTTAGCTCAAAAAACAGATAACCGAAATAAAGTATCTGTAGAGCTCCCAGTCCAATTCCTTCAGGTAGCAAGATAGACAGCGGAATGCAAAAAGCTAGTAAAGCAATACTAGCAATCTTGCGAATAATTCCGTTGATCCCTTCTTTGCTACGAAATTCAATGTTTGGGTTGAGCTTAGCGGCCAGAGTCCCTGTCAGGAAGTCAATAGCCATAGCACCCATGATAAGTGCTAAAGTAAACACAATCAGTTCATCCTGCGTATCAATTAAGCCACGTAAGCCATGTGACCATTCCAAAACATTAGCCTGCATTCATCACCCTTTCTTTTCTTTAGCCCCGGCTTCCAGCTCCGCGATGATGGCATCCTCAGCAGCATAGACCGCATCCTGAAATGCCTGCTCTTGTTTCCGCACTTCGCGACGATTAGCCGCATAGGCCTCACTATCGTTGATCCATTCAGTAAACGTGGTCACACCCTTATCATCGATATCCGCAGTCATTGTCTTAACGACTGTATCACCGACCTTTAGGCTTCCAACCAATTTTGTAGTTTTTACGATTTCCAGTGTCATTTTACTTCCTCCAATTTTTCTTTAGCTTCGTCAAAAAGTTCTTTCAATGCCGTGTCCGAAGCTAACACAGCATTAAAGCTATTTAGTTCTTGCTCTAAGAGCGAGCTTTTGCTTCTCTCTACGATTAGCAAAGCTTGCAGCTCAATTTCTGATTGAGTCTTCTCCGCTAGCTGATTTTTGTACTCAGCTAGCATGTAAACGTACACGTTTTCGTCCATGTTTTCTCCTTTTATCTCACATATTTTCTAGCTCCAAGACCTGGAATTGGTCCGAAGATATCCCGTCTGCCAGTATGGTTTGCCAGATTGGCCATCATCTGATTTAGGGTCTCTAGCACGTTGACAAGGTCAATGCCGTTGAAATAATTTGCCACAATGTTTGACCTAGTCACATTACCAAATGGCTGCAATATGACCTGTCTATTGTCATTTCCGTAAAGCGTCCGCATCTCCCAGCCTCGATAGTTGACAGCACCAGTCGCAAATCTCACAACGTCGCTGATAATTTCAGTGCGCTCTACCTTGTTTCCGCTATATAGCCTGATTCCAGCAAAGCTGTCATTCTTACTATTTTCCGTTCCGTCCCGATTTGCACCCAACACAGTCACGCTGGCTGGCGCTCCACCCTCTATTTCACTAGTAAATTTTAAGAATTGGTTTGGATAGCCATTTATAACACGTCTAATGGCTGCTTGATCGGTCATAACATTGTACTGACCATTGTTTAAATCAATTTTCAAAGCCCCATTTAACGCTTTAATCATCCCACCTTTGACCTGCTCAGCTGTAAAGTCAATAGATTGTAGTCTATTGATAAAGGCATCTTTTGCCATTAGCTTCCTAAGCAGGGCCTCGCCTGCAGATAGCTTTTCGAGCAGAGCATCATCTGCCTTGACCTTATCAGCCGTCACGGCATTAGCTCCTAGCACTTCCGCTGTCACTGCGCCTGCTGCCAGGTGAGGTGTCGTGATAGCTCCTGCGGCCAAGTCACGGCCAGTGATAGAGCCATCCACGATTAAATCACCCGTGATCCGCATGAGCTTTGTGATGGCCTGCATGCTTTCCGGATTTTGGACAAAAAGACTAGCCAAAGTTTGACCGTTGACTACCTTACCAGTACCCAGAGTGATTTGACCGGGTGTAATGCTGATATCGGTTTTCTTGAGACTTTCACCGATTTGACTGGACATAGTCGCAAACTGGCCATCAACTGTCTGACGATACTCCGCAAGCTTCGTCTCGGAGCTGGTTTTCAGCTCCTCAAACCGCCTCGTCAGCCCCCGCATGTCTTCTGCATGCTGTGCCTTTGCCACATAGCCAGACTCAATGAGCTTGCGCTCAGCAGTCAACTGACGTGCGGTCTCTTCACGGGAGTAAGTCCGGAGAGCTTCCGTTCTTGTGCCGTCAGTGCTGACGTAAGCTTGTACAGCCGTTAAGTCAGTGCGCAAGCCTTGAGCTGTCTGCTTAAACTCAGCTAGACTAGTCTTAGTCTCGTTAAGACCAGACTCGACCTTACCGACTTTATTCAGCGTTTCTTGCGCTGATTGCTTCCACGTATTGAAGTTTGTCAGCGAGCCATTGGCTGTGTTGATAGCAGCTTGCACGCTGGCCAGTTGGCCGTCGATGCCTTGCTTGTACTCTGCCAGCTTGGTATCTGCGTAGGCTGTTGCGTCTTCTGGGGCTGGCGACCAATTCGTAAACACTGACCCGCTCTCAACCTTGGCAAGTCGCCACTGGAGCGACCCACTCGCGATAAAATCGGTTCTAAACATCCAATTCCAGTAGGCATTTTTTAGATGATTTTCGGTGATTTTAAAGGAGTATTCAAATGTGATTTCTCCGCTTCCATTGAGGGTTTTGACAGGACTGCCATTATAAGCTCCAGCTGTCCAACCAGTCACGTTCCCGTTGCCTTGCATCCAAACAGCCGCCGTTTTGCCAGCCGCTGGTTGGATATTAGTGTACTTGAGTATGATCTTAGACCTCAATGTGTCCCCGACTTGCAAGCCGTCAGTCAAAACTTTGTACAGCGGAGGACAGACATTCGGGTTGCCCGAAAAGTTTGTAAAGGGTGTAGACCACTCCTTGCTTGTTCCTAAGGCAAGATTTCGACCACCTACCGTCAGCTCCTCAAACCGCCTTGTCAAACCTCTTACATCTTCTGTATGTTGCGCTTTGCCCACATAGCCTGCCTCAATGAGCTTACGCTCAGCAGTCAATTGACGGGCTGTCTCCTCACGAGAGTGGCTTAGCAAGGCTTCCGCTCTCGTACTGTCAGCGTTGACGTAGCTCTGGACAGCCGACAAGTCAGTCCGTAAGCCTTGAGCTGTGCGCTCAAAGGTTGCCTTAGCCTCCGTGATGAGGCCTTCTGTGTCCTCTGGAGCTGGTGACCAGTCTGTCGGCACTGTACCAATTTCGAGTTTTGGAAAGCCGGCCACAGCTCCGGGACCTGTTTGGATGTATAGGTTAGCGACAAAATCAACCCAATTGTCTTTAAAATCAAAGACCTGATAGATTCGTTTCCTAGCTACATTTCCTGTTCCCGTTTCCCAAATTTCTGGCCAATCTCTGTATGCTGATCCAGCAATTCCTGCTGATGCAGATAAACCAAATCTTCCTTGATTTGTGGAAACAACATTTTCGCCCGAAACCTGCACGCTCATGACAAATTTCTTGCCTTTCGCATGCTTGATAAAATCAGGATGGACTTTAATTCCTTTGTTTCCAGATGAAATTTCGACAGCCGAATTCAAAAAGTAATTCCGCCCACCAACAGACAAGCTAGCCAACTCCTCCCGGATTTTTCCAGCTTCAGTCACAACTAAAGTCTTATCTGCCTTGTCTTTCGTAGCGTTAAGGATTTCCTGACGGATTCCAGACGCTCGCACATCAAACTCAGCCGTGCTCAATTTTGAGTTCAGCTTGTTATCCATGTTGGTCTCGAGTGACTTGACAGAGGCTAACACCCTATCTGAGAGAAGGTTCAAAGCGCTTGAGTCCGCTTTGGTACTGAGCCCCTCCCGCAAGCTGGACACCCCAGCCTCAAGCGAGTCAGCTCGTTGCTTAAAGGTCGATTCAACCGCTGAGATTTGGTTTTCAACATCTTCAGGCGCCTCCGAGTAAAGCGTATCTGTGTCGCTTACTTCAAACTTTGGCATCCAGATCCAGACCGTATCTGCTCTGTCGAGATTAAACAGCCATTCGTTGGTTGTTAAGTTGGATAACCCAGTCCAAGCCTTCGAAAATTTAACCACATACCGCTTGGCTTCCGTGGTCAAGGTCACATTTCCATCTTTAAACCAGATATTCCCAAGTCTTGACCGTAAAATCGTTCCAGCATTTTCTGCTTTTGCGTAAAAGCTGATGGTCACATCCTGATTGGTCATGCTTCCAGACACTACTTTGCCATATTGACCAGTAGCTGGATAAGTGATTTTAGGGTTGCCACCGTCCTTACCTGTCGGGTCTTGTCCAACGATTTTCAAAGCGTTGTGCCCAAGATACTTGCTTTCGCTATCGATAGTAGCTGTGTAGGTGCTTGTCGTCCAAATGCCAGCTTTCCTGATATCTTGCTTAAAAAGGGAGTTTAAAAAGAGATTTCGACCAGAGGCCTGCACACTCGCTATCCGACTACTCAATTCCTGAGCAGTCTGCACCAACTCTGACTTGTTGGCTTTGCCATCTGCCAGATTGACCAGCTCTGCCAGTCTGCGTTGTGTGCTCTGCTCATAATTAGCTTGAGCAGATTTTACGCCCGCCAGCTCGGTTTTAGTCGCATTGAGCGCCTGCACTTGCTTGCCGATCTCGGTTTCGTGCTGGCCTTGCTTGGTTCGGATGTTCCCAACATCCGAGCGGATTTGGGCAATGTTGCTAGTTAGTTGACTCTGAGCCTGCGTCAGGTTGGTTTTGACACCAGCCAGCTCCGACTTTGCCTGATTGATAGATTGCGCTTGCTTAGCTAGCTCACTATCAGATTGGGATTGCTTGCCTCTGATAGCAGCAATATCAGACTGGATTTGACTGATGTCGCCAGAAAGCCGACTCTGAGCCTGTGTCAGATTCGCCCTGACAGTCGCTAAATCAGCCGAGGCGCTAGACAGTTTCTGATCAAATTCCTTTTGCAGCCTGTCCGTAAGCTCGCTCTTACTCTGATTGATTTTCAGATTCAGCTGGTCGGTCATTGCTGCCTTGACTTCTTCCGCTTTAGCTTTAGCAGCATTTAGACCATCGGTAAATTGGTTCACCAATTCCTCTTTTTGATGCTCAAAAGCGAGATCAGCATTTTTGAGTTCTCTTTCTAGCTGTTTCTCAAAGTCATCATGAAGTTGTTGCGCTTCAGCATTGACCGCATCGCTAACTACGTTACCAATCGCATTCGCAAGACCAGACTTAAACTGGCCAAAACCAATCGCAATCAGTTTCTCGGCCATAGGCGAGTAAGTGTACTTGGTTATTTTCTTACGCACATCCAGATTGTAGACCTCGTGGAAAAGACTCACGATGTCAAACATCTGGACAGGCACGTCACTCTGTCCGACAACCTCAAGCTCAAGACTATCTTCCATCATGTCACAGAGCGATGTCTTAAAATACTGCTCACCGTATTTTCGCAGACTCGCTTCATCTTTCACGTCTTGACTATTAACCTCAATCACATCTTCATAGATTTGATTATATTTGTTAATAAGCGGACTATCCACAACCACAGAAAACTTGCGATCAGGAGCAATTTCTCCCTCACCTTTGACAGTAGTCTTAAAGGTGATTCGAGTCTTCAAAGACTTAGTAGAGGTCTTGTGTTGATAGCTAGACAGGTTTTTCTTGTACATAAAAAGCGCTTCATTCTCCGAACCGCCATTTTTCAAGAGTCGAATCTGGTAGCCATGACGCACAAGGTCACCACCCCATTGGCCAAGGATGGAATGCTTGTCTTTGGCGAATACCTGCATGGCATTTTTGGTCTCAGTATTAAAGGTGTGACGCTCACTGATGTCTGAGAAAAATGAAAATGGATTGTCTCTGGTAATCGCACCAGCAAAACGACTAAGTGCCGTCGTACCAGTCACTTGATCCAAAGAAATCGGGCCAGTTACAAAGTTATTGAGCAAGGTAAATACCTGATTGGCATAAACTTGGACATAGCCTTGCTTTTTCTCAACTTCAAAGATGACATAGTCCTGCTCACCATGCAGATCGTCAGCAATCAGAAACGTTTCCTCTTTCAGCCTTTCCCATAAAGGATCTGATGTCGGGAAACGAAAAGAAAGCTGATACATATTGTTTGCTTCTTGGACGATTTTATCCGAATAAGCATTGTTAAGAGGCATATTGCCATCTGTTAAATAGATCAAACTTTATACCTCCAATTTCCTATTATCGTGATTTTGCGGACAGTGCCAGTGTAGGAAACACCTACTTTTCCTGTTGGGATTTCAAAGAACCCCCCACGTTTTCGAAACGTATTCTGCACTGCTCCAGTAGCATTGTAGATGTTCTGCTTCCCTTGCCTACAATCAATCACGGCCTTTGTCTTAATGGCAAGGTACATGGTCTTACGGCCAATCGTAAGGGAGACATCACCATCCCCCTCAATTTCAACAATTGGCTCAGAGGAAATCGTACCAGGATTGTTGACTGTACCAGCCGCCGTAAACACCACAGGTGCTACACCTTTTTGATAGCGAAACGGTTGCATGGTCAACTTGATTTCTAACTTCCAAGCATGATTTCCAAAAGGTTCGAAATTAGCACTCACAAAATCAGCATAAAAAACCGAACCAAGCTGATAGCTAAATTCCAGAACATTATCATTTGATTGAAATTTATCAAGAATACTTGAAATATCAACCATCTTTTTGACATGAAGCGTGAAGGTTCTCTCGTAACTTTTGAAAGAACCATCTAGCACACGATAACTTCCATTCACTCCGTGAAGATTCGCTACTTCACCTCTCGGCTGAGCAGCTTCCACTTTCCCAAAGTCGGTCACGACACAACCAGCAAGAGTTGATGTATTAAAATCATTGATGATCATATAATCCATTAGATTCCCTCCCTTGCATAAATTGCGCCATGTTGCTCATAGGTCTTCAACGAAACAATATCATTATCTAGGTAGACGTCTGACGACTTCTCAAGGATAGCAGTAAGGATCTTCTCCATACTTGCTCTCAGAATCGCTATCTCAGACACAGTTTTATTTTCATGCGCTTCAAATTGAGCCGATGGCATAGCCAATTGCGCTTCAAGATTTTTGGTCACAGAAGATGAAGAGTTAATACCGAAGTCATCTCCTGAAAATACATCAGAAATCTCATCAGCCATGCCCCCAACATTCTTCTTCACATCCTTGAAACGATCTTGTAGACCTTTGTCTAAACTTTGCATGATTGCATTACCAGCAGGTATCAAGAGCTTGCGGTCATACTCGATTGGCCCCTTGTGGTCACGGATCCAGCCTGCGATACCGCCGACAAAATCCGTCACACTGCCCCAAGCAGATTTCAGACCGCCCAGGAAGCCATCAAGGATAGCCCGACCAGCATCCCAAAGATTGATATTAGCTAGACCTTTAAAGATATTTGTGACACTGTTGACCACATTAGTCACACCCTGTTGTAAGGTATTCCAGGCATTCTGAGCGCCTTGGATCAGACCGTTGATGATAGAAATAACCCCCGATTTCAGGGCATTCCAGCCATTCACAGCCGTTGACTTGATGCTCTCCCACAGGCCAGACAGGAAGTTCATAAAGCCATTCCAGATATTTTGTGCTCCCTGCACAAGACCTGTTATCAAGTTTGTTACAGTGGATTTGACCCATTCCCAAGCCGCTGAAGCAGCCGACTTGATAAACTCCCAAATCGCAGATAAAGCAGCTGAAAAGTTTTCAAATGCAGCTTTCCCAAAGCCTATAATGGCATCGACCAAACCCATGAAAATGGCTTTAATGCCTTCCCAAACCAGAGAAACACCGTTTTTTATCCCCTCCCAAATCAGAGCTAGGTCAGCACCTAGCTGGGTGAAATTTCCAGTCACTAGGTCAAGGATGACCAAGATTGCACCTAAGAAGATCGATTTGATAAACTCCCAGGCTCCCTGAAAGACCATCTTGATGCCTTCGAAAATCTGAGAAATCCCATTTGAGACACCATTCCACAGATTCAAAAATCCATCAATAAAAGGCTGGACGATAGACATGATCGTCGTAGTAAATTGATTCCAGGCAATCGAAGCAGCCGTTTGTACTGTCAACCACAAAGCATCGAAAAATACAACGATCCCGTTCCACAAATTCTTAATATTTTCAACCGCTGAGCTCCAAGCCTCAGACACTCCATTCCAAAGATTGTTGGCACCCTCAGAAATGCCAGACCATAAACCAGTGAAAAACTCGGCTATTCCCTGCCAAGCCACCTTTATCCAATCAACAAAAGCAGCCCAAATCTGACGGCCAGTTTCGGTTTGAGTGAAAAACCAGATTAGTCCAGCTGTAAGAGCGGCAATAGCTGTTACAATGATTCCAATCGGATTTGCGGATAGAACCGCATTAAAAATACCAAACGCTCCGCTTGCTCCCATTGTTGCAGCAGCATTAGCAGCTTCAGCAGCCGTAAGAGCTCCTGTCCGCACAAATTGAGCAAGCATCAAACCATTTGTAACTGCTAAGGTAGCGTTTCGAATTGCTTCGATTCCTTTAATAACAGCCATAACTGTTTTATAGCCAGCCCAAGCTGTAGTAATACCTACCACAGCAGATTTTAGACTATCTAAAGCCACTGGACTATCTTTCAACCATCCAGTAAAATCTTTCAGCTTTTCAGCAGCCCCTCTAATAAAACCAGTAACTGCTTCAAAAGCACTTCCTAAAAGATTAACTCCCTGCTCGCTACCAGCAATACCAAGCAAATCTCCAATAAAACTACCAACAATCCCAGCGATATTACCAATAGTCGCTCCGATATTCTCGAAGGCTACACGAATGTTCTCGCCAATGTTGACAATCTGACTGGCCGTACTTTCATCCAATCCAAGATAACTTTTTAAAAAATCTTTGTTATCTGCCTTGTCTCCAGAACCAAAAATCATATCAGTCAGTGCATTGAGAACACCACTCACATTAGTATAGATATCATATATTTCTTCCATGATGGATTGAGCGATATAGTCACCAAATACTGCACTCAAACCTTCCTCAAGCGCAAAGCCAATCACTTGAGGAAGTCCACTCAGGACATTCCCAACCATGGGGATAAAATTATCAACAATAAATGTTTTGGTAGTATCATACAAGGCTCTTAATGACGGACCAATATTCTGCCCGAGAGCTAACTGACCAAGCACATTCTGCGCCGCCGCTTTCATCGCAGCAAAGGAGCCACTAAAGGTTGATGCGGCCTCTTTGGCAGTCGTCCCTGTAATATCCAGATTTTCTTGGATGGCGTGTATGGCATTATAGACATCAGATAGGTTGTTGATGTCGTATTTGACACCAGTCAGCTTCTCAGCGTCAGCCAAGAGCCTTTCCATTTCGGATTTAGTACCACCGTAGCCAAGCTTGAGGTTATCAAGCATGGTGTAGTTCTGCTTAGCAAACCCTTGATAAGCATCTTGGATTCGCCCCATATCCGTACCCATTTTATTGGCATTATCAGACATGTCCACCATAGCCATGTTGGCCACATCAGCAGCTTTCGCTGTATCTCCACCCAAAGATTGCAGGAGGCTTGCGGAGAACCCTGTTACATTCTCCATATAAGCATTGGCTGACAGACCTGTTGTCTTATATGCTTCAGCAGCATATCTTTTGACCGTATCAGCACTACCCTTGAAAAGAGTCTCAACCCCTCCCAAAGATTGCTGGAGGGCTGCCCCCTCATGAATAGCCGCTGAAAAAGCCTTGCCAATTCCAGCCGCTGCAATTGCTTTTGTTGCCACGCTAACCAAGCTAGCTCCTAGCGATTGACCAGCACTTTGTCCAGCAGCCGACGCCTCAGGGTTTAGAATGGCTTGGATTTTCCCAGTGATTCCTCTCGCAGACGGAATCAACTGCACATACGCTTGTGCGATTTCTGTAGCCATTACCTCTCACCTCCTGCTCCGTCTAATATCTTTTGACGATACGCTTCAAATTCCTCGCCAGAACTAAAGACCATCTCATCCCTTTCTTTCTCTTCTCCGATCAGCTTTTGAGCTATCATAGTTGGCCTGTTCGCACCCTTTTCCCCATCTTTTGTCTTAAACCAGACGAGCGTTGAGAGCCTATCCAGCGTACTAGCCATCAGCAAAGTCTCAAAAGGCACCTTCTGATTACTCAAAGCCATCTTGATCCGAGAATCCTCTTTTAAACCAAAAGCAAAGACAGCTACCTGTTGAGCAGGTAGCTGCCTATAATCATAAATGCCATAAGTTTCAGCGAGGTCACAGATGAGAGCATCTTCATCTAGGTCGATCATTCTAGCAAGGAGGGCTATTTTTTTAGATGCGTCCTGCTTTTAAAGATTTCTTCCACTTCCTGCATCAATTTCCCTGTCGGCACCATCCCAGTTTCTGTTCGGACGTGGTCCTTCAAGTCCTGAGCCTTATCACCCAGCATCAGATTGATAACGGTTGGCAAGGCAGCAGGATTCTTATCCACTTCTGCCACTGCTTCCAGCAGTTCATAGTTATCCAATCGTTCCTGCGTGATTTCAAAGACAAAACCAGTTGAAGTTTTCCCTTTAAATGTTTTTTCTTGTGCACCATGATTACGTTTGTTACGTTTGCGTTTTGCCATCTATTAAGCCCCCTTGATGTATTCGTAGTGAGTATTTTCGTTAGCGTCCGGAAATGCTGTGATAGTTGTTTGATAGCCAACAACTTCGCCATCTTTATAGGTTATTTCGCCGATTTCAGTGACCTTCCCAGAAGGAATCACAATCCGTTTGAGAGCACCGTTTTTCAAGATCATTTCAATAGCTAGACAGTGATTTTCCAGCTCTTTTGAATTAGCCTTGATGGTGATACCAGCAGCAAGATCCCCTGAAACATTTTCAGACCCATAAACCTCTTTCAGGACATCAATATTGAGCCCCTCGATTAAGGTATAAACAAATGTGTCCTTCTTCTCGGTCTGAGAAGAGTTGACGATAGTGCCACCCCAAGCCTTGATATCTTCAGATTCAGGTGAGTTGTTATTTGTCACACCATCCTCTGAGATAAAACCTAAAGACTTAAAAGCAGCATCTAGCTTACTTGTCGCATCGACTGGCAATTTTGCACCAAGCGGTGCAGAGTGTACTGCTCCACCAACCTTCGGTTTCGCAGTTGTTACATTAGCTTCTAATGCCATTGCAGTGTCTCCTTTAGTAATAGTTTATGTCAAATACCGCCTGATAGCGATATTGTTTAGTTTCTGTGTCCGTAAAGTTGTAATCGCTGTTCAAGTGGACACCGCTGATTGAGTCCAGCTCAATCAATCCTTTCACAGCTTGCTTCACTTTGACATTGAGCTCAGCAGCCTTCTGCATGCTCGGAGCGTAGCTCTGGAAGGCAAAAGTCGCACTTCCAGAATGATTTCGCTCCTTTCCTCCTGTCTTTTGAATAACGACAAAGCTATCAGGAGTTTCAGCTTCACGCTCAAAAAATGACGGTACATCTAAATGACCGTCAAGATATTTCTTGATAATAATTTCAATCATCTAACGTACCGCCTTCAACAAAGTATTATTTCTTAGATTGTCTTTCTTAGCTTGATAGGTTTTTGGATAGACCATCGCATTTGCCCGCGTCTTCCCGACATGACTGTCCTGCTCATAGCCTGGGCCACATCTGCTACGGATTTTAGTAGCTTCCTGATTCAGTAGATTTTGGATTTCCCTTGACTTCAGCAAGGCACCGATTCCAGCACCATTTAGCTTGACTTGCATATTAGCCATACCGCTCCACCGTCACTTTCTTGTTCCAGTCTAGCGGAATCAAGCTGTCAATCCCTTCTGTTGGGATGCCAAAAGTGCGCCACCGCTGCCCAAAGAAAAGAACTTCCTTATCTTCCCAATCATGAGTATCACCTTTTGGGATTGCTAAAGTGTAGACAGCTACTTTACCAGTAAGATTGAGCTGATTGACTTTATCGTCTGTTGAGGTTGGGCGCACAAGCACATTTTCAACCTCAATTTCTCGATCTTCGAAAACAGAATGACCAAAATCATCCTGTCCTGTCTTGACCTTGTCAATTAAGGTCACGGTAATTCCCTTAATCCGTCCCATAGATCTCCATCACCCCAAATCTTTGCTTCTTTAATCCCAAGCGTTTGAGCTCCGAATCCTTGATAAAGAGACCTCCGCCTGGAACCAAATAGGACCCACTTACCGAGTAGCCCAAGGCACTCTCAGCAAATTGAGTCATCGGTTCCTGCTCAGTAGAGGTCATCAAGGTACGAGCGACCACATCGACCGTAACTGACTTGACCACACTTGCAAAAGACGAATCCTCAGCCGCAAGCACATCCAAGTCTTTCCCAACCTTCTTAGCTTCGACACGCAGAGAGTCAGAGACAATTTTCAACAGAGCCTCTGCTCGCTTGCGTTCGTCTGATTTTAAAAGACGCCACAAAGTTTGCAGGTCTTCAACTGTTGCAAAGTCTCCCATTTAGCTTACTCCTTATGCGCTTCCAGCAAAGCAATCAATTCTGCTTTCTTAGCTTTGTCACTGTACTCAACACCAAGCTCGTCTAGCTTAGACTTAAGCTCAGGTACAGTCCAGTTTTCCGAATCATCCGCTTGTCCTTCTTGTGACTTTGCAAATTCAGCAGCGGGAATCCAGTCGCCCCCAGAAATTTCTGAACTAGTATTGATTGTTGCACCAGTCTTTTTGTTTACATACTCAGCCATGATTAACCTCCCGTTTTCACGATACGAGCAAAGCTTTTAGGATCCAAAATTCCCCATCCAAGATAAATTTCTGCACGAAGGTAAACTTGGTTATAACCTTTCAAGTCTTTCCCAGAATTGTCTGGATCACCATATCGAATAACTTCGAGTGGAATTTGTTTCGCATACCCCCATTTAACCATGTTTGCAAAGTCACCAACAATAGCAACATCTTTGTTAGTTCCGACATTGAGACCAACCGTTGTATTTACATCTACAGGTAGACCATTAATGGCCCCTGGATTTGCTCCCCATGCCAATTCAGGATAAAGGCGCTCATTTGCTGCATTTTTCATACTTGCAAGTGCGCTTGAAAATGTAGTATCAATAGCCATACCGCTAACAATATTATCAGCCCCTTGAATCATTTTCACTGCATCTTCAACATTTGCATCTGGATCATTGGCTGTAAAATTAACAGTTTGAGTAACGGCTTTATCAAAACAGTTATCTCCGATAACCGCAGACTCTTGTTTCGTACGTGGATTGACTCCGTGAAATGACATCAAATCAACACCACGAGCTACTTTAACGGCAAATCCTTCGTTAAATGATTTTAATGTGTCAATTTTAGCCTCTTCTGATGCATAGATAAATTCATCAGATACACGAGCACCATACTCAATTTTAATTGGCACAATAGTGACTGGTTCTAAGCTAACACCACCATGGGTTTTCTTACCATTTTCTGCAACGATGTCAACATCAGAATCCAATGAGAATGTAAATTCCCGCAATCCATTAAACGGGATAACTTGTTGATTAGACAACTTAGCCAACGAGCTGTGACCCTTAACTTTGTTGATAAGGTCTGTCACAAGCACTGGATCAAATAATGTTCCTTTTGATAGTTGATCTGCCATATGATTTCTCCTTTATTCTTCAATCTCTAAACCTTGAATTAGGTTTTTATACAATGTGTTTTCTGTTTTTTCTAAAACAGGTTCCGTCTCTTTGACAGGCGCAACTGGTTGATTACTTTTCATAAACCCAGCCAAGCGCTCCGCATCTGCTTTGAAGCTCTCTTCATCAGTCCCCTGCAAACGGTCTGCAAGGTCGTAAGGCAATCCATGTTGCAAAGCCACACGAGTTCGCAGACTAGCTGTCTCATAACCAGCGATTTGATTCTGCAAATCTTCAAGTTGCTTGTCAGCATCTGCCTTGCTTTGATTACTAGCTTCAATTGTTGACTTCAAGCCAACATTTTCTTCTTCCAATTCGGTCACACGAGACTTGAGCTGATCATAGTCGCTATACTTCGATTTCTCACGAGCTAAGCGTTCTTTGATAGCATTATCAAATTCTTCTTGTGTAGTGATTGGTTTAAAATCTGACATTCTCATGTCTCCTTTCTCCTGCTTTCCCGGCAGTTCGGTAATTTTTGGCATCAAAAAAAGCAGTCACAAGACCGCTCGTTTTAATAACTGATTTTTTGCTTTTTCTTAGGCTTGGTCGTAGCACAAGCCCAATGCGCAAGCAAGGCGCTGTCCATCAAAGAAATATCCATGTCGTCAAAGTGCGATCGATAGCCAAAGCCACCATTTGAGCCAATATTCCGCTTATCGCAGTTAGTGGCTACTTTTGATAGCGATGGCTGGCCAGCGTGACAGATGGTTTTCTGGTAGATACCCTGTTCCCAAAGAGCATTGGCCACGATGATTTCCTTCACCGTCGGTAGAATCACATTCTTGATTCTGTAGTCCTTCAACTCTTCGTCTAGGATCTTTTGACCACTTGCGCCATCAATGACAATTTGAGCCACATCGGATTGACGCAAGAAAGCAACCATCCACTCATTTCCGTTACGAACGGATTGACAATCGACTGTCTCGATAAAGAAACGGCCATCCTTGGTCCTAGCAGCAATACTCAATGCCACGTTCGTTCCGTCTTGGCCATACTTAATACCAACAGACAGCTTGCCAGACAATTCTGGTACATCATCCACCTTGAGCTCATTCCACTCCGTTTCAGAAATGGCAGATTTTTGGTTGTAAGTCGGCCAAAATCCCAAACGTTGGATATTATGGTCTAACTTATCCTCACCAAGCTCAGCCTCAATCTTCCGCTCATTTAAGTGGTAGCCCATAGACGGATTAGAATTATACCAAGCTTCTACGTCATCAATTTCCTTTTCATCAGAAACCGACCACTCAGCCCAGCCTGAATACTTCCCTTTCCCAAAGAGACAAGTCTCACGATACTTAGTAAAGACTGTACCACTCGATACAGGGGTCGGAGGTGTCCCACACATGATTGTGATAGGATTCGCACTGTCCGTCACCGTGTATTTCAAAGCAGATTCTTGCTCGGTCGTGTACTCCTGAGCCTCGTCAATGATCAGCATATCAAACCCTTCACCAAGACCACCATTTGATGTTCTGGTACGGAATTGGACGACACCACCCGTTGAATAAAGTTCAATCCGCTCTTGCCCCTTCGCTCGAATGGAATTAAAATCCTCACCATCCACATATCCCATTTTCTCAAGGTATCGCTTGACCTTTTCAAAAGAGGAATGGGATGTAGAAATTCGGTGAGCCGTGTGCAGTATATTCAATCCCTTATGCAAGCCCCAAATTTCAAGAATATAAAGGATTTCAGATTTCCCATTACGACGAGGAATAGAGTAACCAAACTTCTGATGCACCCAAAGACCATTCTTGTCAATGGCCATCATAGGCAGTAAGAGATTTTTCTGCCAGGCATAGCAAGAAAGACCAGTCCGTTCGTAAAGTTCAATCGCTTCTTTAGCTTTTGAATTTTTCTTGACGTATTTTAAAATCACCGATTGAGTAGGATTCTGATTGCCAAGTTTCTTCCTCGCCATTCTACTTTCCTTTCAATCGTCATCGCATGATAACCCTGTCGCTGGGATGTAGGATTTCCTACAAGCTCAATAAACGAACTACATCATCTGGCCGATGCCCATCCCATTCTGGGGCAAATTCAAGCTCTTTTACATCAGCAAAATATTTCCAATTATCCATGTGATAATGGTAGCTATACTGACCATCTGGAGTATCAATCCCAACGATAAAATAATTTTCATACATTGATCCGTCTGAATGCTTTTTTGATTTCCATGCTTTATCAAGATGATTTTTTAAGATGACGGCAAACAATACCATTCGATGATGATACAATTCATTGAATGTATGAGAACCATCGCTTATCAATCCTCTAGCTAAGTTTAGTTTGTTATTGATTATAAGTTGGACTTCCTGCAAGTCGCATTCTTCTATCCCGTGAATTTCAACCATTCTTTCTCCTTTTAAAAATATAATAAAAGCACCCTGACCACTGTTAACGTGCTTATGCTATAATTTCAACTTCCTTGATTTCATCTTCAAAGACTTTTGTCCATCTGGTTCCTGACTTAACGGACAACGCATCAAGTTCTTCATCATAGACATCCTTATCCTCATACAGACAGACACCTTCAAATATTTGGCCGTCAATATCGGTGATTCTGACAACCTTGTTATTAAATTTCCCGAGTTCCATCAGTCTCCCCTTTCATAGTATGTCGGTATCAAGTGTGCGCCAGTTTTGCTATATTTGATTGTCATAGCATTTACTGGCTTACCAGTATATATATCAATTCCTAACGGACTATCTTCAAACAAATCAACCTTTTCATTGCTGGTTTGAGCGCCTTTTCTACTTGTTTCTAAAAATCCAGTCATCTTGTACTTATCGTACAAAGTATTGACATCCACATGATCATAAAAATAGCTCTTTCCAGGCAATGATGTTGATTGAATATGTCTAGCTTGTTTTTCTGGATTGATTTTATCCAGCCAAGTGCCATTTTTGAATTTTTCTTGGATATAAACTACATCTCTTAAGCGTTCATATCTTTCACTATCATTATACTTCAACTCCTGAAATTGCGCTAGTGAAATAGGTGCATTTTGTGGCCCCAAAATCTCAACAATCTTCTTGTATTCTCGGATATCTACCTTTCGGTTATTATCACGCACATCAATATTCTGTTGCTTGCGTCGTTCAAGGACATCAGCACTTTCTTTTGACCATTTTTTAGACCAAGAGTTTTGTTGCTTCCCATTTTTTGGATGATAATCAATGGTGCATTGACAATGTTGATGCCTTCGGTAAAATCCTAGCGGTTCTTCACCGTACAAGTATTTACCAACCAGCGATTGACACCAGTCACAGCAATGTCCTGTAGAGTGTCGTTCAATGATTGGAGCCAACCCAACTTTTTTCTGAAATTCCGCATTTTTCTGAATACTATCATCAATAATGCTCTGGCTAAAATTGACAATCGGCTCTTTCAAAATCCAAGCAATCTGACTAAACTCAGCTTCACTGGAAATCCGATTGACCAAACCAGCTATCCTATCCTGATTTAGTTCAGGAACTTGAACTCTCAGCCCTATTTTAGCCTCTTCATTCAAATTTTTCTGAACTTGCTGAGCATAGCCACTTATTAGCTCGAAATTCCGCCCCAGTGTCTCCGTCAGCAGCCTTTTAGCGATATTGTAATACATTTTGCCGTCTGGAAGATTAGAGGGGCTTACAGAACCTCTCAGAACCTTAGAAAGAATTTCCCCTAACTCGATAGCATACTCATTCGCATCCAGATAACCAGCTGACTTAGATTGTAATTTTGACAAGAGAGACTTCAGCACTTCGCTATCAAGCCTCGCCTCCTCAAATTCCGTCTGAATTTTCGTCAACAAGTCCGGCACGATATCCTTGACCATCATTTACCTCTTTCTCAATCGGGGCAGGGGCAGGATTCTCAGCACCCTTGATACCTGTCAAGTCTCGGATAGTCTCACCATCCACATAACCAGGCACAGCCTGATTGAGCTTGATAGCACCATCCCCAATCATTGTCAACATATTGGCATCTGCTTCAAATAACGGCTCCCACTTCACTTTCGTTTTCACAAATTGACTGCGGGCATATTTAAAATCATCTTGCAAACAAGTAGCCACATAAGCCACATTCAGAAAACCTGCTCCCAGTGACCGCTGAGCCTTCCGCCCAGCTAAGCGCAAGTTTTCGTGACTAGCCTTGATAGCTTCTACAGATGATGGATTATCTGACACAAATCCCAAATCATCCAAGGTCAAGCCCATTTCGCCAGCAAATCCAGCAGCAGCCGTTCTCAGTTGCTCCGTAAAAGGCGACATGCTGGCAGTGCTAAACTGGCCAACGTTTGGCTTTTCCCCATTGTCACTCGCTGAGATCGTCAACAGGCTTGACACTGTCGCTTGCCATTTTTCCAAGGGCTCTGCATCAGGATCAAGTCCAAGGATATACTTTTGAGGCCATGAGTAAAACTCAGCCGTGATGTCAGCACGTTCCAAGGTCCGCTTAGCATATTTTTGATAATACATACCAGCCCTCGTGATACGACTACGACCAAACGGTCTTACCGCATCAGGACGATGAATGACTGGAACCAACAGTGGAATATTCGTCGGATTGCTGATTGAGTAGGGGCGACCATCCTTTGGAATGAAATGCGTTGCATTTGGCTCGAAGTAAGCTTCTAAAGTTGCCTGACCGTAGTCATCACGAGCCAGCACCGCATAACCTTCCACAAGAAGACCAGTGATAGGATCAATCACCCCAGTCGCATTACTAGCCTCAATTACCTGCAAGCGAACCTCATCATCTTCCCCTTTCGATATATAGATGAAGCAACACGAACCAATCAGCGCAGCCAGAATAGCACTATCAAAAAAGATATCTGGGTTATTGCGATCAAAGATTTCCGTGACATTGAAAACATCATCTCCAAATTCCCGAAAAACCAGACGATCAGCAAGACTATCCACACCTTTAGCAGTCCATCCCAAAGTCGCCCTATACTGCGCCCTGACATTTGGAGGAATTGTGATTCCTATTGGCGCTTCCTGATGCTGCATAGCGTAATGCTTATATCTCAGTTTGACCCTTGACCTACAAGAGTCAAGTTTCCTCCTCAGATAATCAATTCCTCTTAATTCCAAGTCATTCTCCTTCTATTTCTAGGTTTTGGCGCGAGAAAAAATGTACAGTGACGGCGTGAAGCTCGGCCGAGCCTTGGGGGAGGGTGCTACCCCCCTATCTGCCAAAAGGCAGATTGGCTACAAAATCATTATTCCAATTTTTTTCAAGCGCTAAGCACAAATATCATTATTGATTTCTATTTCATAAATTCAGAATAGCATTCGTTTAGATACTTAAATATTCTTTTGAGCGTTTAAGCTCTATACTTTGTCCAATCCTTACTTTGAGGTAAATTGCGATTACCAACAACCTTTGAGTTTTCAGCTCTGCTATCAGCATAGAGCTTATCAGACTTCTGCCTGTTGCATTGCCAGTGAGCCAGCTGTAGATTATTGATGTCTGATGGATGACCGTTTCTATTGATTGGAATGATGTGGTCAATGACAGGACTTAGCGGATGTGGGTACTTCAAGGATTTATCAACGGGTAGCCCGCAAATCCCACAAGTATTTCTGGTTTTAAGTATGATGTTCTTGTTCTTTTCAAATGCGACACGGTGAGGCCCGTTTCTATCTGGGCGGGGGAGGTTCATCTTAGGGGCTTCCTTTTTTATGATTGAGGGGGGGAGGTTTTCAAGACCTCTCCGATTGTTCTGGGGAGGGGGTATTTTCTGTACTTGAATCCCTCTCGTATTTAACATATCTTATATTCTGTTAAATTCAATCAAATATCCCTAAAGGCATATTCTTCAAGGATTCAGCATTGTTTTTCTAAAACTGAATTTCCAAATTCTCAATATGTTAAATATAAGATGATTTAATACTTAAATTTAAGCATCACATCATCTATCTCATCCTGCTCATAGCCAATATAATCGAGCGTTTGTCTCTGCGTTGCATGATTAAATATTTTCATCAACATGACCAGATTTCCTTCTCTTTTGTAGAAATGGTACCCAAAAGTCTTACGCATTGAATGAGTTCCGATTTTGTTAAGACCAATATGCAAAGCAGCATCTTTGAATATCAAGTAAGCAGCTTCTCTGCTTATGTGATGGATTCTTGCGCCTGGCATGCTGCCAGTTTTTGACCGTTTTTTCTTTCGACTTGGGAAAAGGAAATCGTAGCTTTTTAAATCATTTTCTCTGATATACTCATCCAGTGCCTTTCTTAGCTGGTCATTTATAGGAAATCTTTTCCTCTTCCTTGTCTTTTTTTCGTAAATATCAATGTGGTCACCAAGTACATGCTTGACTTGCAGTGGGATGATGTCGCTAATTCGCAATCCAGAATACAAGCCACACATGATCAGTATATAGTTACGCTCGCTTTTAGAACGTAGATAATCTTTCATGCGTTCGATATCATCAACTTCTCGAATTGGATCAACTTTTTTCACAACATCACCTCCAAACTACAATAAAAGGCAGGGTGTGCCTGCCTTCGTCTAGTATTAGATAGTACTATTTTAGCACATTGAAATTGGTATTTACTCTTGACTTACTCCGCTTTTACTCCAGAATAGCGACCTGCTCACCGTTTCGGTAAAGCTCTGCAAATGCTAATAGAGCTTTATCAAGAATTTCGTAATACGAACTTTCTGAGATTGCAAGCTCGTTGTATATCGTCTCATCTTTCTTTCGTTGCCAGACTAGATACTTCTCATATATGATCCTACGATAGTATGGATCGTGCAGCTCGCTGACCGCCTGCTCAATAGCATCTAGCTCCATCTCTGCGTCTACTTTTCTAATAGCAAGCTTCTCAACTTGACTAGTCGTATCGCTTCCAGGATTGCGAGGCATGAAAGAGTAGGTAGTCGTCACCTTTTGACCGTCCTTGTCATTGGCCACACGACGCCAGCGAGGATAGCCTTTTAAAATTTTCTTGGCATTTTCTTTCGTTTTCGCTTCATTTATTTCTGGGAAAAAAGGCATCTCTCACCTCAATTCTATGTATTTTCATTTTTCAAGGCTTGTCAAAACCTTTGAATAACGCTGCCAGCCCGTCAAAAATAGAAGCAAGTGTTCTAACCATACTCTTGAATACTTGTTTAACGGCTCTCGCTAGTTCTTCAAGTTCTTCAGGACTTAGCTGAGCCAATTCTTGATTCAACTTTTCTTGTTCACGCAGTAGAGCCTGTTTAGCTTTCTTCTTCTTGATTCTTTTGTTCATCTGGCTTTCTCCAAATTTTAGCAATGGACTCGACAGTGCTGATGACTGTGATAGCAATCATAATAGCGATAAAGCTTGTTAAATATGGATTTTGTAACATAAATTCATAACCATTCATATTAGTTTCTTCCTTTCTTTCCACTTGATCAACTTGCCTTCGTTGTCATTGTTCCAATACGACGGGATTCTCCCGATATCCTTTTCCACATAAACAATCTTTTTAACCACTTTTTCGATTGTCTGTGGTTGCTGGTCATCATCGCTCCAGCCGGCAAGCCAAGCTGGATTGATGTTATAAGTCTTAGCAATTTTCTCGATTTGTGGGATCGATGGTGTCGCACCTTTTTCGTAAAGCAATAAAGTATTTTTAGAAATACCTGTAGCTTCATGGATTTCACGACGGATGAGGCCGAGTTTATTTCTTAATTCTTCAAATCTTGACATCATCTGGCCCTCCAACGCCGATGTGGCTGCCGTTTTTCAGCTTTTGCGTGTGCAATGGCAGAGCGAACCATCCCATCCCAGACATAATCAGCATTTTCTAGCATGAGATTGACACATTTTTCTTTTAAACTATCAATCTCAGCTTCTTGCCTTTCGATATCTTTGTATGCTCGCTCATATAGCTCATCTTCTAGGAAGCGAATGCGGTTAGCCATCGCTTCCTGGATGATGATGTAGGTTGGTTTCTTGTATTCTGACATTTCTGCCTCCTAAAACGGTAAGTCATCATCTGAGATGTCCATCGGATTATTATTGCCAAAAGCTGGTGGCATCTGCTCGTCGATGCTGCTATGATTAGCAGCTTTGTTACGACTTTCTAAAAGCTGAAAGTTGTCTGCAACAACTTCTGTGACATAGACACGCTGACCTTGCTGATTATCGTAGTTACGAGTCTGAATGCGACCAGTAATTCCGATTAGAGCGCCCTTTTTTGCCCAATTAGCAAGGTTTTCTGCCTGCTGACGCCAGATAACAACATTGATAAAGTCCGCTTCACGCTCACCACTTTGATTTTTAAAGTTGCGATTAACAGCCAGAGTAAAGGTTGCGACCGCTTGGTTTTGCGGTGTATAGCGAAGTTCAGCATCACGGGTCATACGTCCCACAAGTACAACATTATTGATCATTTGCTACCCTCCAAAAGTCCCTTGTTTTCGTAGATGTTGCCGATGATTTCCTCTGCCTCCGTCCAAGCATATCCTTCTTTTATTCCTTTTAGATATATCGCAGGCATTCCGCCGATGAATGTACCACCATATTCTTTTTCTAAATACACTTCATGGTGACATCCTCTTGTACATTTAACGATGTCACCGACAAACACCTCCTTGCCATTTTTATCCAAAAGGCCTGTTGATTGCATGAGGTTAAGGTCATTGTTTACAATCCATTCGCAGCCAACTGAATCCTCATCAATAATCCAGATATTGCCATCACCAACCATCACTTCGTCTGGTTGATACATACGACTTAATGAGCCACTATCATACGCCCTAAATTTTGGGATCATCTTCCGCCTCCTTATTTTCTCTCACCTGTCACTTGATTTTCTAAAACCCTAAGTTTAAAACATCTGTTATCACCTGTGCTTACTATTGTGATTTCTTCAGTCCATTGACTTCGTGTGTAAGGGTATCGTTCAGGTCGTTTCATATTACCTCCTCGATCTTGATTCCTGGACAATCGAATACCCAACCGAAATTAGCTTCTTCTAGTTCTTTGCGGGTGTGGTGTGTTTTTATAAATTTTGAGTGAGTTTCGTCATTCATAAACCATATTTTCCTAACAGTGTCATAATTTAAAATGCTGGTATCTTCTTCTGCGCCCTTTATCTTCACCAAATACCGCTTCTCCTTCTCGACCTCGTAGCCGAAAACGATTGCTAAATGTAGCTTTTTAAGATTATTCTCTGTAGCATATACCCAATCATAAATTTCACTTGGTACTGAGTCGTAATTTAACCCAAACAGGCCACTTTTTAGGTTGCTCAACCAATCCGCCACAAACTGCGGTACTACGACTTTTTCTGGTTCGTCTAGTTGTTCTAAATCTTGTAAAAAGATTTGGCGCGCTAGCTCTGCTCCTTCAGCATCCCATACACCTTCAAGTTTTTTATATTTTTCAATCAATTCCTGCTTATTCATCTTCCTACTCCTCTCAAATAATCTGGGATTTCATCCCCTATTTCCAAAGCATCGTACTGTTCCTTAGTCACAAGGAACTTGCCGTAAGCCCCAGCCGTGACTGTATATCGACCGTCGATAAGCTCTTTACCAGTAATTCTACCGTGCATCTCTGCACCTGCGTTATCAGCCCTGTGAATTGTGATGAGTTTCCGTGCTTCTAGCTGTTCCACTCGCTCATTAAGCTTGTTGATTCTGATGATTGCTGCTAGCAAAACAACAATACTGAAAATGTAAATGCTGTGTTCTTTCATGTCAAATCCTCCTCTTTCACAAACACGCCATCAATCATTTTTCCTTTTCGATGTTTAATAGTCTGATAAGCTAATGCTAGACAGTCATCAGCGCTTGTCTCATTGTAGAGAGCCACCGCATGAATTGAGCTGTGCAAAAGCATCAAATCGGGCTTGATGAGCGGTTGCTTGGTTTCTTTGTGAAACACATGCTTATAAAGCTTCTGAGCAAGATTGCCAAGGCTCGAAACCATGAGTAACAATTCTAGCTCCTGAGCAGTCGCTTCAATCTCTGCACCATTACGAATTTGCTGCTCAAGTCCAATCAAGACGACTTGAATATCACCCAAAGCATCATAAATCAGCTCATTCTTGCCTTTAGCAGTGCCCTCAAACAATTCACCAGCTTCTTCCATGAGCTTTTCAAATTGCTTGACTGGATTTGCTTCATGTAGATTTCTTTCCACAAACCATTGCTCTACTTTTTCTTCAAGTTTTCTACTATTCATCTTTTTTCTCCTTTTTAAAATTTCATAAAAGTCATCCAATGCGTCGTCCCACGTCGCTGACCGAAAAGCGGTTGTTGCGGAACCAATTCCAAAATTTCCTTAACATTTACTTGTGCATCAGACCACTTGAAAATGAGCGTTCCACCTTTTTTTAATACCCTGAAACATTCTTCGAAACCTTGTTGCAGGTCTAATCTCCAAGTCAGTACGTCAAGTTGTCCATATTGAGCACGCATAAATGATTTTTGGCCAGCCCATAAAAGATGAGGTGGATCGAACACAACAAGATTAAATGTTGCGTCATCGAATGGCATATCTCGAAAATCTGCAACAATATCTGGCTTAACATTTATTTTCTTTTTGTGAATTTCAAACTCTTCTTCACGTCTATCCATGTATGTCGTATGTGGTTCTTGTTTATCAAACCAAAACATCCTGCTACCACAACACGCATCTAGTATTCTGATGTCCGACATCAATACCTCCTATCCTTCATTCCACTAGGATATACAAAGCACCTTCCAGTCGCACCCTCAAAGATGCGACTTGACAGAGCACCATTCCCGAAATCATCCGCATACAAAGCCTTGATTGCCTCGCTAGTCAAGTTTGTATTGATAATCGTGTTACTCCGATTATCCAAAATCTCGTAGAGCACACGATGCGCCCACTCATTGCTACGAGCGTCAGCCTTGCGACTCTCTTTTCCTAGATCGTCAAGAAATAGAAAGTCAACATCCGTCAGCAGCTTTATCATCTTAGACTCAGAGAAACCATTATCAACCTTGAAACTCTCCTTGATTAAGCTAAAGAGCCTCACCACCGACACGAAAAGCACGCTTTTAGGCTCATCATAAGACTTAAACTGCTCATTGAGATAAGCGGCCAATCCATAAGTCAAGTGGCTCTTACCAACACCAGATGGCCCAGTGATGATCGCATTGCCAGTCTCACCTTTCGCATAGCAACGTTCCAGACACTTCACGAAATTCACCGCTTCCTGGTCAATATCGCTCATAACCTCATAATTTCGCAAAGTCTTATCTCTTAGCTTGTCTGAGATGATGCTGTCTCTCTCAAAGACAGCATAAGTATCAGCCAGCTTGCTTTGCACCTCGGATGTTTCGTTTAGCTTTTTTTCGAAGAGGCTAATCGCAGCCTTGGTGCATTCAGGGCACTGCTTGATTTCTTCCAGCCGTCCTTTTATCGGCATCTTAGTCAGCCAGAGCTGGCAACCATGCACTTCGCAAGTCTCGTCTAAGACCTGCCTAGCTTCAAAATTTTTAAAATCCATCAAAAACCTAACCTTTCGTCAACTGTACTAGTCAAAATTGTAGAGCGTTTTGGCATAGGCTGATTGAGATAATTGTCCATCTTGTTGCCAAAAAGTGTCTGAGGTTGAAGATACTGCTCATAGTCAGTACCTTTCCACTTCGCTACCATGACATCTACAACCTTTTTAAAATCTTCCAAGGTGTAACCTTCTTTGAGCCGTGCTTTAATGAATTTGTGGTGACTAGCAGTATCAACCTTGAAATTCTTCTTAGCTTTTAGATTTAGATATGATATAATTTCTTTACAAATCGACAATTTATTATTATCTATATCAGTCTTTATAACATCAGTCTTTATTGTTTGTACTTTCTGCGCTTCCTGAGCCGTATTTTCTACGGTTCTGGACGGTAATTTTTGCGGGTCAGGAAATTCTGACTTGACAACAGTCGGCCCAAGGATGTAGAGCCTATTCGGCTTGGTCAATCCCTGACGCTCCTCTTTTAAAAGACCAGCAGTCACAAGCTCTTTTTTAATCTTCGTGACCGTCTTCTCCGAGCAACCCAACTCCTCACAAAATTGACTAGTCGTAAAGTAGATAAATACTTGCCCATTGCGGTCGTGCCACTCAGATTCAAGCGACAGATTCAAGCGATTGTAGAGCAGAGCGTACATGATTTTGGCATTGTTAGATAGCTGCTTGTACGGCTCCTTAAAGAGCCACTTAGGTAGTTGGAAATACTGATATTTCTCTACCTCATTTTTAAAATAAGTCTCAGCCATTCTCTACCTCCTCCACGCTTGAAAATTTTGTGTACTCTTTGTGAAAATACAGCTTCACCGTCCCTAAACTGCCGTGTCGGTTCTTTTTGATAAGAAGCTCAGTCAGATTGCTTTCTGGCTGGTCATCGGTCTTATCTTGATAGTATGCGTCACGATAGAGAAAAGCGACAATATCAGCATCCTGCTCAATGCTCCCAGAATCCCTCAAATCAGACATGATAGGTCTTTTATCCTGTCGTTGCTCAACGCTACGGCTGAGCTGGGAAAGAGCAATCACTGGGACTTTCAGCTCTTTAGCAATGATCTTCAACTGCCTCGAAATCTCAGACACTTCCTGTTGCCGATTATCAGTCTTTCGTCCTGTGATAAGCTGCAAATAGTCAATCACAATCAGACCTAAACCGCTCGTTTCCTGAGCCAGTCTCCTCGCTCTCGCTCGAATGTCTGAAATCCTGATACCAGCCGAATCATCTATGAAAATCGGTGCTTCAGCTAGTCTACTCTGAGCATAGACCAGCCGTTCCCATTCGTCCGTGGACAAATAGCCTGTCCTGATATGATGGTTTGGTATCGCTCCTTCTGCTGACAACATCCGCTCAACCAGACTCTCAGCTCCCATTTCCAGAGAAAAGATAGCCACAGGCTGATTTGCCTTTGTTGCCACATTTTGAGCAATATTGAGAGCAAAAGCCGTCTTACCCATAGCAGGCCGTGCTGCTAGAATGATGAGATTATCCTCATGCAGACCAGTCGTCAACTTATCAAAATCAGTAAAACCTGACTCTATACCCGTGATTTCACTAGTGTTGTTTGACCGTTCTTCAATTTTGCTATGATTTTCCAAGAGGACATCATGGATCGGACGAAAACTTCCCTTATTGCTCGACTGGCTCACTTCCATGAGCGACTTTTCAGCCTTAGCGATAATCTCGTCAATGTCCATATCCTCGTCATAAGCATTGCCAATCGAGTCAGACAGATTAGCAATGATTGACCGCAACCTTGATTTTTTAGCCACGATTTTGGCATAATGCTCCGCATTCGAGCTAGTCGGTACAGCGTTGATAATCTCAGCTAAATAGCTGACATTACCTACCAAATCCAGCTCATTGCTAGCTTCTAGCGCTGATTTGACAGTGACAATATCAATGGCTTCTCCGCTTTCAAACAGACCCAGCATAGCCTGAAATAAAATCTTGTGCGCTGGCCTATAAAAATCATCTGGCTTCAGAAGCTCTGTCACCTCGATCATCTTGTCAGGATTGATAAAGATTGACCCAAGGACTGCCTGCTCAGATACTAGATCGTGAGGCAAAACCTTGATTTCATCCATGACAGCCACTCAAATCACCCCAATCCTGTAGCCCAGCAGGCTGCTTCTTTCTAGCTTCAGCCATCTGCTCAGCAGCCTCACAGAGAGCCTGCTCCTGCATCCACAGCACATATAGAGCCTGCATATTGAGCATTTCTTCTTCTTTTCGCTTTTTTTCGGCCTTTTGATGGTCAACGTAGCAACCCACCACACCCGCAAAGAAAAAGAATGCAATCATCATCACGCTTCCTAAAAACTCACTCATCGCTTTCAATCCTTTCTCTGATTACTCTGTCTTCCTGCTCCAGATGAACGATGCGCACAGCATTACGACGCATGCTATCCCTATTATCATTTATCTGATATTGCAGATCCTTCAAATGATGCTCTCGCTCAATATTCGTTTTAACTAGAATTACAACTAAAAGCATAAAGACACAAAAGATTGTAAACAATCCCAATTGAAGATTAGCGATTGTATCTCTCATTGCTCTGTTTTTAAATTCTAGGTTTTCTATTTTTTTATTTATTGCCATTTTTCTCCTCAAACTCTCACTGCTGTTCGTTCCCAGTTTTTGTGATACCATTCAATAACTGCATCACGAGGAAATTTGTCACGTCTCCCCTCGATTCGAGGAAAATCCTTGTGACAGTTAAACCGCTCATCAAATGTTCCTGTATCTCTCGTACCCAAAAGCATCTCTGAGCATTGTGATTTGTTCAATTCCATCGGATAGCGCCGCTTCTCGTCAGTCACAACATGCATGACTTTCAAAGCTCGATCCATCAAACCAGCCTCAAACTGGTCTAACAGTTGATTCATTAGCTCATTCATGATATAATCCTCTTGAATTTATTTATTTCAAAGCCTGATTGCCGTCATGCTTTTTCTATTTCTGACCAATAGTCAGCTAGATTGACTGCCATGATGGCTGCTAGGTTCTTTTGCTCAGTCAGGATTTGCCGCTTGTACGGTGCCAACCCATCATCACGCTCTGCTGCTGTTTTTGGCAGATAATAGCCATTTGGCTTCCGTTTCTTGGCAACGATTGGATGATGAAAGTTGACTCGCAAGCTCTCAATCACTTCTTCAAGCGCTCGCTTGGTCAGTCCAGTGATGTTCCTCAGCTCACTTGCCTGGATAGGCAAGTCAAAGCTAGCACAATTCCTGATTGCATTAAGCACCTTGACCTCGATCTCATTCATGTCTCTGCTAATCGTCATAGCTAGTCCTCGCTTCCCTCAATATTCAAAACTTTTGAAATATTGTCCTTGAGCTTCCGACTACCTTTTCCATACTTAAACAATTCTGAGATAGTTGATTTCGTTACTCCCACAGCCTCAGCAAGCTGAGTCTGAGTCCATTCAAGGTTGTACAGTCGCTCTTTCACAAGAGCGATCCAAATTTTCTGTTTTTGGCTCATCTTTTTCCTTTCTAAATTCATCCAAGCTGACTTCCAGTGCATCAGCTATTTTGCACATATTTGTCCAAGACATTTCTTTTAATCTTCCAGCCTTGAGGTTTGAAAAATTAGATGTATGGACACCCGATTCTTTAGCTAGCCGATACATTGACCAGCCTTTTAATTTTAATTGTTGTTCAATCTTATCCCACATTAAAAACACCATATGTTGTGCTTTTCAAGCAAACTAGATCCTTTCTTATACAATATGTTGACAAACAAAAATGTTTGTATTATAATATATCTTGACTAGGACCTCTCACCGTTTTAGTCAAAATTTAAAAGGAAGGAGGTTAAAAAATGAGTAAACTTAGCCATAAGCCAAACCATTTTTTTAAGAAACGAACTTGGGAAGATCTCAATAATATTCTATTATTCAATTTTTCAGATTCGGTTACTGAAAAACCTAGCGTAGTAATTCAGTTATCTGATTACGAAATGTCTAAAACTGAAATTATCGAAGAAGCAACTGCTCAAGGTTACCAGGTTATTGATAATTCTGATGGTTTTTTAGAATTTCGATAGTAGATTTTAAAGATGATATATTTGTACGGTTTACGTCAATATCTCGTTTTAACTTAGCAATCTGTTTATCAGATTGCTTTTTTCTTTTTCCACTATACGGATATCGTTTTGGTCTCATCTCCCATCCCCCTTTCTATTTTTAATAAATTAGCTAAAAAGTTAGCGAACACACTTGACAAATTTTAAAACTAGTATTAAAATTAAAGCATGCAGAAAAAAGCTTACTAAAACATAATCTATCCTATTTCAACAGACGCCAATCAGTTTTCAGGAGTTTTATTTTTTAGTCGCATTGTTCGCTAACTTTAGCTTACGTATGTTATTTTAATACTAATCTTAATAAATGTCAAGTGTTTTAAGATTAAAATTAAAATATTTTTTCGTATGCTTAGAAAGGTTGATAAATAAATGCCTACAGCATTCGATAGAATTAAAGATTTAGCTACTAATCAAGGAATATCTTTGAATCAATTAGAAGAAAAACTAGGTTACAGTACTAATACTCTTTATGGTATCAAGAAAGCAAATCCAAAATCAGATAGACTTCAGGAAATTGCTGACTATTTTGATGTTAGCACTGATTATTTGCTGGGCAGAACCAACAATCCAAAAATCGCTGATGACCAAGAAAAATTTTACTTTGAGGGTCAGGAAGTCAATGTGGAAGAACTTGCTGCTACAGCTATGCGCTATAACGGCAAGCCACTGAGCGACGAAGACAAGAAAGCGATTCAAAACATCATCGAAATCTATTTAAGAAAATAAAGGATGATACTATATGACCGAAAAAGAGCTCTGTGAGGAGCTAGGGATAAAAGTATTTGTGTTTGAGGATTCTTTGTTTGAAGATGAAGCCTTCTTTGTCCCAGGCATTAGAACAATGTTTCTGAGTGACAAAATCATGGAAGAGAATCGCATTAAAACCATCTTACATGAGATAGGACACAAAAACCATCTTCCTCACTTATATGCAATTTTTAGAGAAAAATATGAGCTAGAAGCAAATCGATCTATGATCCAGCAGCTTATCCGATTAGAGATTGAAGCCTGTGAAGATAAAGAGCATTTTAACTTTTTAGCTTTTATGCAAAAATACAAATTAAAAACCATCGCTGACGAAGCAATGGTTAAAGAAGAATACAATAATTTAGTCAGTAATTTTTAAAGGAGATCTTCTATGGGGTTAAAAGGACTATTGAAAGCAAAAACGATTGGTGAATACCTTCAGGCCAAAAAGGATCCTGAACTTATGAAGCAAATTGAAGATCGCTCCTTAGGAACTGCACTAAAACAATCTGCTCAGGTCTCAAATCAAAATAGTATTGTAAAAAAACAAAAGCAATTAGAGAAAAATGCTATCAAATGCCCACATTGTAAGAGTAAAAACGTACAGTTTATGCAGCAAGGGAAAAAAGCCTTTTCTGTTGGGAAAGCCGTTGGCGGTGCTGTTTTATCTGGAGGAATAGGGACACTAGCTGGTTTTGCTGGAAAAAAAGGGAAAAAGCAATGGCATTGTCAGGAGTGCGGAAATATCTTTGAAACAAAATAAAAAAAATCCCCACGCTTTGCTTTGGCCGGCAGCGTGAGGACTGAGCTAGTATAGCAAAAAGGCATTCAAAAGCCTCTTTTACTATACTCATTTTATCAGAAAATGAGGTGAAAAACAATGGCATACTTTAGAAAAAGGGATAATGGTTGGGAATATCGCATCTCTTATAAAGGGCCTGACGGCAAGTATAAGCAGAAATCAAAGTCAGGATTTAAGACCAAAAAACTAGCTCAAGCTGCAGCAAGGGAAATAGAGGATAACCTATCCGAGAATATCCTGACAGACAAAGATGTCACTCTTTATGATTTTGTCAAAACGTGGTCTGATGTTTACAAGCGTCCGCACGTCAAGGATAAGACCTGGGATACTTACACCAAAAACCTCAAGCACATCAAGACTTATTTTGGAGATTTGAAAGTAAAGGACATCACTCCGCTTTTTTATCAAAAAAGACTCAATGAGTTTGGCGAGAAATACGCCCAAGAAACCCTCGAGAAATTCCACTATCAAATCAAGGGAGCTTTGAAAGTAGCAGTCAGGGAGCAAGTGATCAGCTACAATTTTGCCGAAGATGCCAAAGTCAAATCTCAGATAGAAACTAGGTCGGAGGATAACGACTTTTTAGAAGAGAGCGAATATAAGGATTTAATAGCCTCTACACGCTCCAATATACAGTACGTGTCCTATTTCACCCTCTATCTCCTTTCGGTCACTGGTATGCGTTTCTCTGAGGCTCTTGGGCTGACGTGGAACGATATAGACCTGCAGAACGGGATAATAGACATTAATAAGAGCTTTGACTACTCTAAAACGCAAGATTTTGGAGATTTAAAAAATGAAAGTTCAAAAAGAAAAATCCCAATTGACAGGATCACGATCGAGACTTTAAAAACTTATAAACAGAAACACTGGCAGGCCAATATCAAAAACAGGGTATGTTTTGGCGTTTCAAACTCGGCTTGTAACAAGCTCATTAAAAAACTGGTAGGCAGACCTGTCAGAAACCACAGTCTAAGGCATACCTACGCTTCTTACCTGATATTCAAAGGGATTGACATTGTGACCATATCAAAGCTATTAGGTCACGAAAGCCCAGATATAACCCTAAAGGTCTACTCACACCAGATGGAAGCTCTCGCGGATAAAAACTTTGAGCAAATAAAAGAAATATTCCTGACTGCTTAA